TTTTAAGGTTGTAAGCTGATATTAAAAATGCTTCCATGTTATTTCTTTTTAATTAGTTGCTGCTTCCATACGTGACGACATGCAGGCAATGAAGGTAATCCCGTACGTCCAAGCCACCCACCTCTATATCTCCAAATATTTGAATCCTCAACAAGCCCTTTGTTCTTTGCTTGCTCACCAACTTTGTTTATCTCTTCCCTTGAAAAGATTTTATTAGCTTCAATCATTTGTACGCAAAAGTCTCTTGAAGTTGGAATTAATACTGGTCCGCTTAGTTCATCTCGCAAAGCGTATTTATAAACGACCTCAAATTTTGAAGCTTTATTTTCATTCCCTTTGCTCGTCACTTCCCACCCCTTAATCATTCCTTTTGCTTCTAAGTCGATTAATTGTTTAGTGACAAATGAAGCACCTTTATCTATTGCAGTAACGATGGCTTGATAGCTTTCGCCATTTGATACCATTGTAATAATCTTTTGTTGGTCAAGACTCAAATCACTAGCGAAAAAATCTTTAAATTCAATTTCACTTTGTTCATCATATTCATCTTGTACACGTTCTTTTACAACTTCATAATCCGAAGCGTCCCTTCCATATGCTTCAAACAAATTGAAAACACTTGAAAAGTTTTCTTGAAATGAACTTGCAATAACATCTCCATTTATGACTGAAGCTAATCCAGCCATTTGTCTTAGCTCGTTTGTTGTAAGTTTTGATATTACCGCTTGAGCAATTAAAGGATTAAGTTCAGCTATTTTTTGAGAAACACTATCTTTTGAATTTGTTAACTGCAAAGGTTTATCAATAAAAAATAACTCCCCTGAAAAATCATTTAGCAAATATTCAGCATACATGAAAGCGTCAATGATTGTTTTTTGTCTTTCCCCTGCATAGTTGGTAATGAACAAAGAATAAGCGGTTTCTAATTCAGCACCGCCACCAAGTTGACCAGGCGTTTTAATCCCAAATAAAGACGGTGAAATAACTGAATGACCTACCATGATGTCATCAACGATTGATTCCTTAGCCAACAAATACCTTTGTGGCATATCGTTACTATTTATTTGCGAAATAGTAGGTTCACGTTCCTTGCCATCCGAAAACATAACAGTTATACCGCCTTGGTTATTCTTAGCAGTCGCACCCTCTTTTAGTTCTTTTAAAATATGTTTGCGTTCATCTTCAGAGTTTGGTAATCCATTGTTTACCGATATAAGTGTGCCACTTTTAAACGAGTTCACCGCTTCAAAATAACTAAATTGGTTCATTTCAATACTAGCCATTATTGAACTAATAGCACCTGAGTAGCTTACTATTGGATACGTGTTTTTAGTTAGCTTTCCTGAAGACATTTGAAATTGTTTTGCTTTTGAAGATACGTAAAGCATCACCTCTTTATCTCCTCTTTGAAAATCGTTAATGTTTTTTATTTTTTTAAATCCAGTCTTTTCAAAAGTTTGTAATCTATCTTTCCAATTTTCTGAATAAAAAAAGTGTTCTTGATCCTCGCCAATTCTTACAAGTTCAGCACTCACATGGTGCATGTCGTAAAACTTACTAATTGGATTCAATCTAAATAACACGCAAAAAGTATCCAACAACTCAAAGTCTTTTACACAAAATGACGCTATCTCATTAAAGGAATAAGGGGCGTTGCCATTCTTTTTGATTAGCTCCCATTTTTGTAAATCAGTACCTTTGTAATCTATACCATCCGAAAAAATGTATTTTGTTTTAGAGTTTATTATCCCTCCATGGATTGATGAGTTGTAATATAAACCTATCAAAAACTGAGCATACAAATTATCAGACCCCCAAGAAATCCATTCGTTTTTTCCCGTTATTTCAATAGGTTCTGGAATGTGTGCCTCTCTAAAATCAATTCTTTCAATCATAAATTTGTGATGTTATTATAGCATTATAAGCACTTGTTGAAGTTGGCGTTGTTATTACCTTACATTTTGTTATTTCGCACAAATTACCTAAAGTATAGTCAACACTCCCTCCGTTTGGCATTTGATACACCTTTAAAATGTAATCCCCAAGTTTTAAAGTCAAATTTGTTGACTCAATAAAATTAAATAGGTTAAATCGTGATGGTGAAATAGAAATATCAGTTAAATAACATTTGTATTCAACCCTATTTTGCTCCGAAATAAACCTAAATAAATAATTTTTTGGTAAATTACTTGTTGTCTTCTCCTGTAATGTCAGGCAAATCTGATTTGATTGTACTTTTTGAATAATTGTCATCATTTTCAATGAAGATTTCAGGCGCTAAATTAAATAAAAATTCTTTATTATCATCGTTACAAAGTACGTATTCTTTAATTTTATAAAAGTAAGCAAAATTATTTTTATAATTGTCTTTATATTCCATATTTTAAGTATAAAAAAAGGGGCTTTTTAAACCCCTCTTAATGAATTAATACTAATTATAATAGTGGAGTTATCTTAGCAATAACAATTTTAGGAGCTTTTGATGGTTCTTTACCTGAAAAAACAAGCTCGTTACCATTAAAATCTTCCATTGCTTGACCAGATGTTCTGTTTTCCAGCATTTTCATTCCATTTTTAACACCTAGTACTTCATAAGTGCCGTCTTGCAAAGCAGCGATTAAAGTTACTCTTCCTCTTCCCATGTCCTCAAGTGCAACTATATCACTAGCAGTATTACCAGCTAATTTCATCGTTGCGGATTGTTCACGAGCATAAGAAGCATTTTCACGCGATCCGATAGCTTGGTCATTAAAGAAAGATTGTTGCATATCCAAAGTGATTGGATAAAATTTCTTTGTTGCCACCATAGTTATTGAATTAACAGCTCCCGCCACTACTTCAATTGTTACAATATTAGCAGTTGAGGCAACATACCACTGTTTAACCCCAGCTTGTGAATCACAAGCACTGCCGTTATTGAATCCTGAGATTACTTCACACGCCATTATTTCTTAAGTTTTACGATATATTGTGGAAAAACATAAGTTACACCCAATCTGAATGATGCTTCAGCTTTTAGTTCTTCAGTATAATCGTTGTATTTAACATCAAACGATTGGTCTTCAGGTGAATCAACACCAAGGAAAACATATGAAGGAGCAAAAGCATAAATCAAATTCAAACCATTTAATTGAGGTACTGTTTGAACATATATGTTTGTCAAAGGTAATAAGAATTTCAAAGACCCTCCGATATTTTCAGGTGTGATTTGAGTGTAAGGATTAGCAGCATTGTATTGAGCTAAAATGTTTAAAGCTTCAGTACGTCCTGTGAAAATCACAACTTCTTTTCCTGAATCTAATAAATCAGCAGGGATAGCTTTGTAAACCTCAACTGCAGCAGAATAAGCATTTGTTGAATCAACAGTTGCATAAGTAGTAGTAGTTTTCAAAATTGCAGTATCATCTAAAAATTGTTTGTTCAATCCGTTAAAGTGAACTAAGTCCGGATTAGCAGAACCAATGATTCCCAACCATACTAAGTCTTGAGCTTTCTTTTGTGACATCTTCAATAAATAAGACATTACAATAACCTCTAAATCTGCAGGTAATTGACCGTTTTGCATTTTCATTCCCAAAGTGTTTAACACTTGGTACATTGTAGAATTTAAAGACTCATTACAAAATGTTATACCTTGATAAAGTGGCACTGTTGACAAATTCTTTTTAGTCAATAAAACATTTCCACTTGGTGAAGGAATACAAGCCGCTTTAGCTTGCAAAGGCACACTCATAGAAAGTAAAGCTATTTCTCTTGTTCCTTTCAATCCAGTCTCTAATGAAAGCATAGATAAAAAATCACTGTTAGCAATTAAATCACTTTCAATGTTTGGTAACGTGTTATCAGTCCAAGCCGACAAGCCAGCTACATTGATACCAAATTTTTCTTTTAATGTTTTTTCAAATTTTCCCATTTTTATTTATTTTTTAAAATTTCAGAAATAGACAATGCTTTCTCTTCAGTTACTTTTTTTGTTTCGTTTTTAAATTTACTTTCCTTGATTTCTTTCAAAGTTTTTAGTTCGTTTTCTAATGCTGTGAATCTAGCGTTAATGTCTTCTAAAGATACTTTTAACACTTCAGCAACTTGGCTCATCACCTCTTCTGTTGTGTTTGTTTCTTCAGACATTGGCTCTTCTTCAATTACATCTTCAATCGATAGGATAGCTCCTAACTCATCAAGTTCAATCATTTTAATTACTCCCTCAACATCCACTTGGTGCGGACCAGCAGGAGCAGGCATCATTGTACCATCTTCAGCAGTTACTGTCAAAAGTGTGCCTACTACAAAATCACCCTCGTAGCTTAAAACAACACCATCAACTGTGCTTACTTCTGAAAATACAATTTCGATTTTTTCATCTTCAGACGAAAACCCCATCAATTCCCAAATTGTTTTTTTCATATTTATTTATTTTTTTTTAGTTGCAATTCTTTTTTTTCAAACCACCCTTCAACTGAAAAGCCATTGAACTCTCCTTTTTTTATCTTCGACCAAATGGCAGGGCTATCTATTTTGTATGCTCCAAACCATGATCCGATATTTATATTTTGTTTCTCAAAACCTTCAGGCATTAATTTTAAATCAGTAAGAATAAAACTTTTAATCATTCTCACATCATTTACTTTTTTGTTGTGTTCAGCATTTACATTGTCTTTAAATCCTAGCTTATGGAATTTAGTTCTTATTTGTGAAATTGTTTCAGGCTTAAACACAACATAGTGATCAAATGGACTGTTTCTAAATATTGGCAAATTAGCCGCCATCATAACTCCGAACACTATTTTTTTCTCTTCATTGAAATAATACCTTTTCTCATCCTTGTTGAATGCTATGAAGTTTTTTTGATGTGCAGGATATTCTACTAGCGAGTTGAAGTCAACACCGCTTTCCTTACTATCATCAATTATTAATTCGTAGAATGGTAACATAAATTCAAAGTTAATAATAAAATTTTTAATATAAACAAATTTATTTTTATTTTTTTTATCCAATTATTGTACTTACAGCTTTTACCTTTGTTGTTTGTTGCTGTTGCTTGGTTATATCGGAATCCAAAACCACTACTTTAATAACATTTTGCGATGTTTGATCCCCTTGATTATTATCGGTAATTGCATTGTTTACACCGCCACCACCTTTTGTTGCACTTGGTATTGTAGGTGCTGAAACACTTGGACCAGCTTTCAAAATACTTTTAGCTTTTCCTACTGCATTTAAAATAGCTCCCACTTGTGAAGCATAGAATAATGGAAAAGCAAAAGGGCTTGTTTGTATTGATGCGGCTTGAGCTATTGCCAAACCTTTAACGTATGCTGTTGCGGTGTTTATTGCAAGTTCAGCAATTGCAAAAGCTTTTTGAGCTGCAATGTTTTTTTCAAACAGTCCAGATATAGCTCCGAAGATATTACCGATACTATTAGCAATTTCTAACTTTGCATCAAATAAAGTTTGGTCTATTTGTATTTGCCTATTCTTTGACTCCTCGGTAATTGCTTCAACATTTAAAGCGTGTTGCGCACCTATTGCAATTAGTTCAGCATTATTACCAAATGCAGCCGCTTTCTTTTGTTCAAAGTCCAAAGTTTCAAGCTCTAGTTTTTTAGCTTGCGTGTCCTGAAAGTTTTTCTCAAGTATTCGTATATCATTCTCAATTTGTGCCTTTGCTCTATTATTGCTTGCTATTTCGTTTGCATCAAAATCAGCAATTAATCCAGCAGTTTTTTTATCCCTTGCTTGGTTTTCAATTTTTTCTAGCTCCCTAGCTTGTTGAATCTTTAATTGATTTTCAAGTTCAATAAATTCTTTTTTCGCACCGTATTGAGTTTTTAAATCTTCAAGCTCTCTTTTGTGTTTTTCTTTTAAAATAAGTTGCTCCCTTAAATCAGCATCAAGAATGTTAGCCAAAGTTAAATCAATTATTTTGCGGTCTAGTTCCTGTTGCTCTTTTGTTGCTTGTTCATTTTTTAATTTCTTTTCTTTTTGCGCTTGTTCATTTTGTTTTGCAATTGCATCGTTTTGAGCTTTCAAATCTTTTGCCTTTTCTTTGGCGGCATCTTCAGCATCCTTTTTTAGTTGTGCATTATTTTCAACTATACTATTTCTTAAATTTTGATTAGCGTCTTTGTTAACTCTTGTATTTTCGTTTAAGCTTTCAATCTCATCTCTTAATTTCTTTGCTTTTTCAAAGTCTTCATCTACACGTGCCGCAATCTCTTTTTTTCTTTTTTCTTTAATCGCATTTTCATTTATTTTTAACTTTTTATCATTAATTGCTATTTCATCCTTTAAGCCTTTTTCTCTAATATCGTTTAAATCATTTTCACTTTTACCAGCTAATTCAGCCATTTTTATATCGTGTTCAACTTTTGATTGAAGCTTTGTTTTGGCTCTATCCATTGCCTTTGCTTGCCTTTCAAGTGAGGTATTTAACCTATCATTTGCACGAGTAGCAGAATCCGCAGCACCCATAAACTCCATCATTTTACCAACTAATATGCCTATTCCGACAACCAAAGCACCAATACCAGTTGATACTAAAGCAACCCTAAAGGCTTTCATAGCTCCCGTTGACGTTCCAACCGCTAAGGCATACCCTCTTTGTAAAAAAGTCAAAGTACCCGTTTCAGCAGCCGAAGCCATTTGAGCAACCGACAAACTAGCAAATGCTTTAACAACTCCATTTTTAATTGATAAAGCAACGTCCTTTAAATCGTTCTTCATCTCTTTAAATTGGCTTAAACCTTGTGTCAATGCCATTGCAGATTGAACTTTCAACAAAGCTTCTTGAGTCTTTTTGCTTTCAGTGCCAAACAACCCTTGTGCTGCGGTCACTATTTGAAACCCATTAGCAGCCGCTTGTGCTCCCCTCACAAATTTACCGAATGACTTCTCCGGATCGGCATCGGATATTGCATCCCCTACGTCACGCATAGCCATCTTAATCTCACCTGCTCTATTAGCCGCAACCTTAAAGGCTTCACTAGCGGGGTCTAAATTCTGAAGCTGAATATTCAACTTTTTTAATTCAGTACGTAAATTAGTAAATGACTTACCAGCATTTTCACCTTCAGACTTTAAACCCTTAACACTATCCCCTACTTTCTTAACATCAGTAGCGGCGTTGTTAGTATTTACTTTTACATCAAAAATAATAGTTTCCATTTTTAAAGTTGGTTTATAGTGAATTGAGCTGAAGGTGTAGATGGTGAAGGACTTAAAGCGGTGTAAGTTGCCAACGAAACAAGTGTATTTGAAACACTAAAAAACACCTCGAAATAATCAGTTGCAACCCCTTGAATTAAAAAGTTCTTTGTAAAAATATTATGACCATGAACCCCACCATGAGTTGAAGGAATGCTAGCCACTCCATTACTAGAAACAATATTTGTACCATTTTTTTTAATCCATACATTCGCATCATGCTCTTGATTATCGGTGTTTAAAAACTGTAAATCAATTGACAAATTGTAAAAGCCAGCATTCTGTAAAGTTATTTTAGTATCAGTCACAACACTTATGCCACTAGATAAACTCAAGGTCCTAAACTTCACAGCATAGCCAGTATTTATGACCGCTGCTGTTTGGTTTTGAACATCGTTGTAAGTAGCAAAAGTTTTAGTTCCTAAATCAGTTATGATTTCGTTTATCAATCCACCTGAATTAATGTACATCAAACCAGTCACTCCATCAACGTAAATTTCATACGGGTAAATGTCAGTTGCTATCCACGTCCCATCTCTATGATCGTTTGAAGTTGGAATAGTAGGAACGCCCGTTCCATGTTTCAATATTATTCTTCTAGTCTCGTCACTCATCTCTTAATATATTTGAATTTTTACTTATTCCATTTTTGCCACCTAGCATTTTATAAACGTCCTCATCTATTGAATTAGAACCGCCATAAATAATGTCAGCATTCTTTGACTGGTATGGTAATTCTGCAATCGTTGAAGTCACAACTATTGAAAGCCTCCGCATGGATGAAACGTCTATTGTTGTATCACTTTTTAAAGCTATTTGAACAGTGCCATTTGAATCCAAATAATAAGCACTCGTTAAACTTTCTTCTTCAGAAGACCAAAGCCCACCGTTTACAAAATAAGAACTATCGAAATCATACAACTTTTGAAGCTCAGATATAGAAGGTAAATAAAAGCCAGCACTTACAGCATTTGCGGCATAAGCTCCTGGTCCTTGCAAATCTTTTATTTGTTCTGTATTAAAATATCCCCACTCTTTATCGTTGGCTTCAGTAAGTACATTTGTCAAAGACCAGGGAATGTTTGGCACAATTTGATAGCTTTGTAGGATATACAAATCAGTTACTTCTATATCGTATATTAACGGTACTGCCATTATGGTATGAATTTTAATAGTTCAACTTTCGTGCTTTCATAAGCATCGGAATCAAAATCACTAATTAAGTTTAGCTTATAAAGCACTCCTTCAATCATGATTAGTTTTTTAAAATCAATGCTTAAAATTTCTTTGCTCGTTAATTTAATATATATTTCAATTAGCTTTGAACTTTTGCTTGTAATTTCTTTTATGTTTTTTTCGTGAAACCTATTGAATAAATTTAATGTAGGTATTGTATCAATTTTATCAAAGCGCACCTCCCTAGTTTCAAAATGTAAATCCCACTTTGGATTTAAAAAATTTGTATCATTTATTTCAAAATTAAAATGATGAACAACGGGATAATTTGCGTAGGTAGCTATATCAGTAAAAATAGTCCATGAATTAGTGTATCTATATACCTTGTTTTCATCTTTCACATTTACAATCATTCCAAAAATTGGTGAAGTAAATACCCAAATAGAACCATTGTATTCAGCTATGTTAAAAGCTTTTCCACTCCACACACCCGTTGGACTTGCGCCCAATAAATACCTTGCATCTTTCACTCCAGCAGGCGGTGTATTTGTTCTTGACAATACAGCACCCATTGCAATCATATCCCCACCATAAGCATCTTTTCGTATTACAACTTGACCAATATACAAGCCATTGTAAAATGTAAGTAATCCCTTGCCCTTGTAAGTCTTTGCAACCCCATTGTCAATAGTATATATTTGAGGGATTACTAATCCATTCATATTAACGGGTACGTATTGAGCGAATGGCAATTGCCAAACTTTATCCCCCGTCTTAAAAGTATCCTCAACTTCGTAATTAAAATTCCCAAAAGTTTTTTTGCTAGCTTTTAAATACAAGTCATTATAATAATCCTTTTCAGCACTCCATTTAAATTGATAATTTTTACCCTCAATCAATGAAGCTGAATTAATAATTATTTCTTTGCTATGGTCAACTTTATTCGTCCAATCTAAATAGTTTTTATAATCTTTACCATAATATTCGTTAATGGTATAAATGCTTACTTTGCTATCTACAGCATCGGTAATGTACAAATTGAACATTGATATAATGCCACTCAAAAACTCAGAACAAGTAATATCTGGAAGCAACGTACCCACTTCAATAATAGATTCATCTGTTATTACTCCATCAATAGCGGTAAATAATAAAGTGCCATCGTAAAAATCATAGTTCAAATTGTAAACGGTCAAATTATCAGGTGTAACTTCTAAAGATAATAAAAACTTTAATTCTATTTTATCCGAAATAGAGCAATCAATATCGGTATTAAAAGAAATAGTTATTTCGTTGTTTGTTTTAGTAATTCCAAAGGGGGCTGTGTTTATAATAATTCCATTTCTATAAATAAGAATCTTTGAAAAATCATTTACATTTAAATTAGTTGCAGAAGTTACCTTGTATTTTGTTGTGTAATTTAAATTATACTTTCCTGTTGCAGGAATAGTTATAACTCCATTTTGTATTGTTGTTTTATTGGTTGATGGTATAAACGTACCTTTTAATAAATTCCCTTGTAAAACGTAATTTACAAAAAAATAGTAATAATACTGAGAAGGCAAAACTTTTACACCCTCATAAATATTTGTTAACTCCAACTTCCTAGCTAATTTTTCAGCATTGCTAATCCTTAATTTTTCCCCACCTGAAGAACCATAAATCAACCTTTTGAAATCTAAAGTATTTATAAAATCAGTATCTAAATTGTTAATCGTTAACCCTATAAATTTAAAAATCTTTGTTAAACATTCCCTCGCATACACATAAGGAATCAAATCAGTAACCTTATAAACATTCGTGTTCAAAGGTGTTGGATAACCATAATTGATTAGTGGATAAATATACCCTTTTGCCTTTGGACTTTTACCATTAAAGAAATCAAAATTTCTAACTGAAATGCCATTTATTTTAATTGTACTATCCCAGCTCTTTGTAATATTATCAGCATTCAAAGTATGGTTATATTCGCTCCACCCTAACTCGCTTAATTTCTTGTTTTTTAATTCAGCAAAATAATCTACAATATTTGAATATAAAATGCAACTGAATGAATAATCTCCATTTACTTTTTTTACGTTCGTCAATTGCAGTTGACCTGAAAATATTAACAAGTCATCTTTGAAATAGTTGCAAGGTGCTTTTAATGAAGGATTGAAAATCGTAAACTCATTGCCAGTTCCATCAGTAGCCAATCCAAATGCCGAAGTAAAAAACCTTAAGTTATTTGAAGTACCCGGGATGTCAATCGACTTACTGAATGATCTTGTTCTGCTTTGAGGTTGTTTCACATCCGCTACCGAGAAAGTTATCGGAACCGCCACATCATTCGACAAGTCAATTAAATAATTATTTACAAGTAACTTTGAACTCATAAGGTAACACTTTTAGATTGATGAGGTAAAGTTACATCTAGGATTTCGTTAAACAACTCATCATTATACAAGTCCTGTTTAAGTTGGTACGTGCTATTATTGATAATAATATTCTTGTAAATATACAACCCTTCCATCATGTACACTAATGGACTTTCATAAATTTGCACCAAGTAATTTTGTTCATAAGCCTTAAGCCATCCGCTTACTATCTGTATCTTTTTAATAATGTTTTTTTGATAGGATTGAACACCCGTATTTTGAGTTGAATAGTTGTAAGTATTTGTATCAGCATTCCAAGCCCCTAAATAAGATTGAAAAGTTTTATCTTGAATAGTTGCTGAATAAATATTGTTATGTGTAAATATAAAATTATCATAAGCACCGAACCTATTAAGCCATTGAACGGATGTTTGTGTTTTGTCGCAATCAGTTAATTGTAAAGTTAATGTTTTTACTTCGGTGCAAGTGTCGTCTGTTGCATCGTTACGAACGTACACATTTAAGCTCCGCATATTGACCGCCACATTTGTAGGAGAAAACCCCAATGCAATCAAACTCGATGCGCTTATTTTTACAGTAAGCATACCAACTGCAATAAAACCACTTGATCTAGTATCAATTATTGCACCTGCTGAATTTTTCATCTGAATATCAATGACCTTAGTTGCTCCTGAAGGATTTATAAAATTTAAATACACCTCACTTGAAGCATTGAAAGTAATATTATTATTATCAGTCATAAACACACCCTTGCTTGCTGCTGAAATAGCTGAATACTTAACACTATCATAAGTATTAAAATCGTAGGCGCTTAGACATGATTTGAATATTACCTTTGTAGCTCCCGTTGTGGCTGCTGAAAGTGTCAATGTTGTTGAAACGTAATACTTTGCTTTTACTGTTATGTAAACATTTGCAGTATTCCCACTTAAAGCAACAAAACTACTTTGATTGATTTTACTTTTATTCACGTATGATTTTACATAATCGCTAATATCTATGTGACCATAAGAATTAGTTGAAGCATTGAAATCATTAAAGACTTCTACATTTGCAATACTTGCATTGTTTACAAATATTTCAACTAGAAAGCTTAATTTACTTTGATTTGCTACGTTATTCCATACCCAAGCATAAAGCACCTGGTTGTCGGAAGGCGTGTAAGCTTGCGGTGTTTGTGTTATTGTTAAAGCCATTTCTAATTAGGTTTTTTAATAGCTGTTTTTATTGATTTGCCTAAAACAAAACTTATTTCTTTACTCATCTGTTTGATTCTTTTATCAGTTACTACATTGTCATAGAAAGGTCTCGGAGCTTGTCCGTAGTTTCTAATCTTATTAATTATTATATATATATATTGGTCACGTTCCAACTCTTCAGGAACTTCAACGCCCTTTTCAGTAATCCACATATCAATAGCTTGTTTAAAGCTTACACCCGTATCTAATCCCTTCCCATGAGTAGGCGCTCCCCTATCTAACAATATACCATTTACACCATAGTTGATATACTTCCAATAGTGATTTGCTTCTGCTTCAATAGTTAGCAAGCCATCTACATTTGTTGGCTCTTCCTTTACTTGCAATGATTGAGCTAATTGGTAACTTGCATTTATACCAAGCCTAACCATTTCTTTTCTCATGTCAATAATTAGATTATCAACTAAGTCACTAACTAATAATTCAAGAGCTGAACCATCCTTGTTTTTAAGGACATCATCAGCATTTCTAAAATTATCTAAGTCTAAGCTACCCACGTTTAATATTCCTTATTTGTTCTTTGGCTTTAAAGTTAAGAAAATTTACGTAATGATTAAATGTAAATATATTTAATTTAGTCACATCGTCCCAACTCATTCTGTATTCTTTTGAAATCATGTCTATTAATTGCTCCCAAAGCCAAAGGTTTGTATTTTCCTTACTTCCCTCTTTTGGAGGACCGTATGCCTTTTCATTTGTTTCATTGATTCGAGAAAAAAAAAAGTAAGCACATTCAAGTAAGTAGGCAAGTCCATGTGACTATTAAATATTTCAGCACGTTCAAACCTTGGATACTTGATATTTGAATACTCGTCTGTTTCTCCATAGTGTTTGCATTGTACTGGCAAGTAACATGAAGCGGCTAGTAATGCAGGATTCTTTTCAAAGTCACTTTTAGAAATATCAATATGCCAACCTATACCAACTTTCATTGGATCTACAAGCTTATAATCCAAACCCTCTATTGTTATGATTTTCTTTGGGTCGGTTATTTTAAAGCCGTCAAATAAATCAATGCAATAGTAAAAGATATTAGTTAAATCTTTAAAGTCAACTTGATATAGCTTATCTAATGGCTCTCCAGTTATGCCAGCCACAAAGTTAACAATAGTATCTAGGTCCAAGTCTTCAGCTCTATATTTTTCATCGTTCAATATATCAATGTGCCTAATCCTTAAGTCATTGATGGTCTTCGGTACTTTTATTTTCATATTGTATTTATAAAATATTTTCCACTATTCGGATTGTCTAAATGACTTATAACATTATAACGGATGCTGTCAATAATGTGATTATAGTTATCTACGTAAAGGTTACTCTTTTTATCTGAATAAACATAGTTATTAAATTCCTTTGCAATATTACTACTATTTTCTTCAACTATTATTTCAAAGTCCTGCATTCGTATTATGCCACTTTCAATCGTTCCCTTTTTTACCTTCTTAATATTTACACCGCTAAACTTTAAATCTTCAATCAATCTAGGTTCAGCACTATCTGCAATTATCAATTTGCCTTGCGTCCTATCTTTTAACATTTCTGCTAATATATGAGTTTTAATGCCCCGTTGGTAAATATGTTCTTTTACATAAATAATCTTTTTTACTTTATCAATAGCGACTTCAGCTAAAGCATCAGGATCGATTGAAAATCCAAAGTCTAATCCAAAAGAAGTTTGCAAATTATCAGGATTAAAAGCCCCAAACCTCCAATTAGTAAACACAACACCTTCAGCTTTATTAAGCCAGCTCCCAAGTATAACATGATTATATTTTTCAGGATTGTTTTTCTTTACCTGTTCAATATCGTATAAAAAAGATTCGTCTAAGTTATCAATATTATCTAAATAACTTGTATTAATATACGTTACATTTTTTTTAATACCATTATAGTTTTCAGGAACGCCCTCTTGTTCAAAAAACTTTTTGTAAATCCAATGCTCTTTCGTACTTGGATTAAGAATTAAAATAACTCTGTTTTGTTTTCCTTTTTTACGTATTGAAAAGTTTATTTTGTCAAAGGTACTTTCATCAATCAACTCTTCAGCTTCATCTACTATCCAAGTTGTAACACCTTGCAACGATTTAAGGTTTGCCGTTTGATCTCCCGAGCTTGTTTTTATTCCTTTGAAAATTATTCTACTCCCCGAATCCTTGTTTAGTATTTCAGACTTCTGAATATCAAAAGAATTATTTAATTGTAGCAAATCAATTTTTTCTTGAAATTCAGGTATGATTGACAAATGTGCTGAAGTCATTGTTTGTCTAGTAAATAGAATTTTATGACCTACCTCAAAAGATAGCAAGCTTATAAATCTACCGACCTCGAATGACTTTCCAGAACCACGACCGCCAGTCACAACAAAGTATCTCGTTGCGTTGCCTAGTCTATTCCAATTCTTCGGGTGCTTCTTTATCATAAAGCGTATTTATGTCAAAGTTTTTATTTGTGTTTTCACTTTCAATATATTGCATCGAAAGTTTTTTAAGTTCTTCAGGAGTTGCTATCAATTTCATTAAAGCCATTTGCAAAGCTGGAGCGTTTGACTTATACCACTTTGACCGCAAAGAAGTTTTAATTTGCGTTTTATTTATTGAAATAAGGCTTTTTAATGTATCCAATTCATCCGAGTCATTAGGATAATACTCGTAAAAAGTTGAGCGACTACAAGGCAAAAAATCAGGCACCTCGTCCATAAAGATTAGCTTGTTTTTTACAATCTCTGCTTTTGCTTGCTCAAATATCTTTTGTTTGTCGTATGCCATTATTTCCATTCGTTAGTTACATCAACTCCGTTGCGTTTAATCGTTAAAGTATCATCTAATTTAATCATTCTTCTAACTATTACATCGCAATACTTTTGGTCTAATTCCATTCCGTAACATTTGCGTTTTAATTGGTGTGAAGCAACCATTGTTGAACCTGAACCTAAAAATAAATCTAAAATTAATTCATTTATGTTAGTTGAATTATTTATACCTTTTTCACATATTTCTAAGGTTTTTTGTGTTGGGTGTTGCATTTGTAAGCCTTTCATTCTATTTACTTGCCAAACTCCATTTTGTCTTTCGTGTAATTCTCTTCGTCCAATCATTCCAAATATTGCCCATTCACTATCTCCGTATGAACCTTTTAAATCTCCTAATCCCGGAACGCCTTTATCCCAAACAACAACACTTTTAATTTTACCAATATTTTGACATACTTCTTTAAAATCATTAAAACAATCCCACCTGCACCAAATATAAAAATGTCTATTATTTTCTAAAAATAAAGGAATTAAATTTAATGCGTCTTGACCTACATTTGTATTTTCATCGTTTAATATTTGTGTGTCAGTTCGTTTTTGTTTTACTTCGCTTTTTTTACTATCCCACGCATTGCTTTCATAAGCCATTCCATAAGGTGGGTCTGTAAATATTAAATCCGCTTTTTGTCCATTCATTAACTTTGCAACTGTATCTGAACAAGTGCTATCTCCACAAAGTAAACGGTGTTCGCCTATCTCGAATAAATCCCCTAATACTATGTCCGTGTTTATTTCGTTTGGTATTTCGTAATCGTCTTCTTCTGCTTCTAATTCCTGAACGCTAACATCTAACGGCAAGTCTAAACCCCAATCTTGTAATTTATCCGTGTCCCATTCATTCGCTAAAATATCCCAATCCCATTCACCAAAACCTACGTTATCCTTTACTATAAATTCGTC